ATGGGTTATTTAATAAATTTAAGAAAAATCCTACAGGTCAAAAAATGGCCCGGATATTTTTTCGCCATATTTTGAAACTATCTTCTCTTTTTCTTTTTAGTGTCTGAAGATTTATACCCCCACTGACCCGGTGATATAGTTCCGAATCCGTAATCAATCGCCTGTACTGCACCCATACCATAGGTGTCAAAGTATAGGTCGAATATATTCGATGCCTTTGCGGATCTAGCGACATCTATATAATCTTCACCATCTACTTTATATCTAACTAATCTTGCATCAGTTGGGAATGACCTATCCTTAGCCTGATCAAGTGTGCACTTTTCTAGAAGGACTTGACACGAATATTCTGAACCATCTAGTTTTGTTTCTGTTTTTGCCATCACGCATCACCCCAAATAATATCAGGAAATGCTTCGGACACTACATCCTTGGAAATATTATATGCTTCCTCAAGTTTTCCATCTTTTACTAAAACTAAAATTTCTGCCTCAAGTGGGTGTAATCCCTCAAGAATATTAATAAACATCGTTTCACGACGCAGACTACTTAAACTGTCTTGTCCACCTCTAACGAACCTGTAAAAGTTTCTTGCTTCTCTGCGAATTGTAGTATGTCCTTGTTTATCACTTGATCCTAATGAAAATGATCCTGTCTCATGCATTCTACGAACTTCAAGTGTAATTTTTTTAGTCAAATTTCCACTTGTTTTCGCATCATCTTCAAATTTACCATAAGGAACTTCTCCTTCCGGAAGAACAGACACAATTGATGTATCATAATTCCATTTTAATATCTGCTTAAGAGATAGATCACCATACCTCTGCAATACTGCGACTTTCTTTGCTTTAGTTCTTTGTTTTGATGCAAGATCTAGGATCTCAAAAACGAATGGATTTCTAGGTAACTCAGGGATTGCACTTACTTTAACCGTTCTAGGTTTCCTCGTCTTCGCTGTTGTTTTCGCTGTCATAATAGTTTTCAAAGTTGAATGCGACAATTTCGTCAGGAATCAGGTTGCCCTGCATATCAAACATTTCTGGATGAGGTCTTGGGACTTCCCGATAGTTTTTCATATATTCTCTTGCTGTCCATCCTATGAGAATTCCTACTACAAAGAATAGTAGAGTGACAAAAGAGCCTATAACTAAACTAACTTCTAAATTCATTTTTATCTCCGGAGGATATTTTTTTAACATTTAGAGAAAAATCTAAATGTATTTCAATCTGTCGATTGAAAAACTTAAATACCTTGTCAAGAAAAACTTGATAGGTTTTTGGTTTTCTCTTACCTCCTCTTAAGATAAGTTCCACTCCTCTATCGAAGTGAATGTTAGAGTTATTTAGTGAGTCAGACGACTTGCTGTTCTTTGAGGAATTTAATTGTTTCAACCGAACCTCCTAATTTTTTTCCATCAACCACGACTTGTGGAAAGGTTGTCCCTTCTCCAAATTCAGAGATAAATTCCTCTCTAGTATAGTCTTCTCCTAAATTATAGACCACATAGCTGCAACCTGTCAACTGTAGCACCTGTTTAACTTTGTCACAATATCCACACCCATCCTTTGAATAGACCGTAAAGTTCATGTAACCCTTAAAATAGTAATTTATAATTTTAATATTTTCTTATTATATCACAAATTTACGATCTGGTTTAAGTATTTCCTAAACGAATAAACATTATGTTCGTCAATGATTCGGAGGAACTACCACCAATGGATGTTCCAGAAGCAATATCATTATCTTGGCTTTGTCTAAATCTAAGTCTAAATGTACCTGCATTTGATACATCAAAAATAAATTGATTTTGAACATGAGCTCTCTGGATAGCAGAAGAAGCACTAATTTGTGTCCACGCTCTTGACCTAGTACTAAAATTAGAACCTGAATCAGTTGAAAGTTGTATGTTAGGATCATAGGCATCTCCTGTAGTTGTATTATATACAACTAAACCCCAAAAACACAAGTAAATACCCGTAGCAGAACACGAAAATACACCATTACTTTGCGACCAATTAGAACCAATAGCTTGATAATTTGTATCAACCTCTTCCCAGTTAGTAAGAACAGTTCCATTAGAACCTGATCCACTTTGATTTGCAGCTAATCTAAATTGTTGAGCACTAGAAATTGCAACTACTCCTGTTAAGTTTGCACCACTAATTGCAGGTAATGCTCCAGTCAATTTCGATGCAGTTAATGTTGCTATTGCCGAATCAGGTATGTTTGTCAGTGATGCACCACTTCCACTGAATGTGGTTGAAGTTGTCACACCGGTAACTACCAAACCATTAGGTGCAGTGGGAGCACCCGTGGAAGCCTTATCAGTTAATTGATTTGCCCTTAATTTAGACATGTTTATCGAATACTTTTATCTATTTAGTTAGAATACACCTAAGACATTCATGATGAATGTAGTTCCTGCAGATACATGAAATGTTGCACCAGTTGCAACATTAATTTTACTTAATCTTGTAAAAACAGTTTTACCTGATGTTGTTTCGTTATTTGTGACATCAACCTGTGTACCATTAGGTATGGTAAATGCTTCAGTAGTTTTGAAACACTCATTAAGAAGTGTATTGGGTGTGCTACTCATCGCTGTAGAGAATCCACTTACACCAGTTAAACCACTGCCATCACCAACAAATTTTTGTGCTGTGACAATTCCAGTCGGAGTATTAATAGACAGACCATCTATTGAAAGATTACCATCATGAGCGTGGATATTATCATTATGTCCTGCTATTACTATTCCCATGTCTATTTTTTTTAAATATTTAGACTACAACATAGTTGCCATCAACTGTTAAAACACCATTAACTTGGACTGGCCCTGCCATCAATCCATTAAAGTTTGTGCTTATATAGTGATTGCCATTTAATTGATTATCGTATATTGTCATTCCATTACTGATGTACATTCCGGCAAAAGAATTACCAGCACCAACCATCTCTGTCGGGAATCCTGTTGTACGAATACCTATATTGTCTGTGGTATGAATACCTGATACAGACTTGGTAAAAGTTGTTCCACCACCGGCACCACCACCTTCAATACTTATGTCAACTTTTTTAAGTGCTCCAGATCCAGATACAAGAAAAGTATTTCCTGTCCCTACAAAGTTGAGCATTGTAACACCAGTTCCAATTGATGTGCCACCAGACTGTATACCAATAGTTCCTAAAGATTGTATTGCACTTTGTGCTAATTTTGCTGTGGTAACTGATCCATCTGCTGGAACTGATACACCAATAGATGTTCCTAAAACTATGATAAAACAATTAAGTCCATTCGCAGGTGCAGCTGCAAACTCAATTGAACTCTCACTTATTGTATAAGCTGCCTCTGCTTCCTGTAAAACACCACCGAGTACGACCATCAGTGCTAATGATGATCCGGGGAAAAAATTTGTGCCTCCTGCTTTTAAATCAAAGGAAACTTTATTACCATCAAACTGTGATGAAATATCATCTAGTTTGAGATAATTTCCCTGACTTAAATCGCGACCTATGTATGGCATGTTACTTTAAAATTATGATGGTTTTGTTGGCCACTCAGGATTTATAGGATCTGTATTTTTAGGTAGATCTCTTAGTTTCTGTCGATAGGTTTTCCACTCCTCATCATTTGATAAGAGTACATCTCTACTTTGTGTCCAATCTGATTCTGTTAATAGTTGATTTCTTCTTGTTCTCAAAAACTCCATAACTTCTTTTGGAGCAATATGATTGTTATAATATTCAACCTCTAACTTTTCAGAATCTGTAAATTCAACAACCTCTCTTATACCTGTTTGAAGGTCAGTAATAATATGTTTCATTAGTAACCATATCCTGTTGCTACTGTTACTATCATTCTTCCACCTGAATCATAACCATGACCACCAGCGTTATAAACTTGAACTCTATCCATTGCACTAGTCGTATGCCATCTTCCTGCTGAGAGCATGACATGACTATTACTGATATCTCCCATAATAGATGTAATCATCCAACCACTATATGCAGTTCCTTCACTGTGTGTTGCTCTTCTAAAAGTTATATCACCTGATAATGTATGACTTGCTCCTGAATGATGAGTTGTTACGCATCTAAAATAATCAGTTGTAGAACCTTGTTGATTTCCAGCACCATCATTACACCCCCAAGAATAATTATTACCACTATCAATAGATCCATTACCACACCTAATACTCATTAAATTTTGAGTGTTATTATCGAGGCTATAATTTATGAAGTGAATATTAACTTCAGCAGCATCAGATGGAATACCAGTTACTGTATGAGCTGATCCACTAGTGTCAATATCAACTGCTGCTATTCGTTTAAGACCTGAAGGTCTTACCTGAAAGGATGACGATTCACCACTCCAATTAATTCCCATGATTATACCTCCGATAGATTGATTTTATATTTTTTACCATTACGATTATTTATCATAAAGATATCATTTTCACCCTCTTGGAGAGTCCAATTACCCCAAGTTCCATCGACATCATTTCCACCAGTCGATTCATTAGATAATTGTAAATCTTGAGTATATAAGTTCCTCCATCTTAAAGAAGAGGTTCCTAAGTCTGTTGTATTAGTTGTCGCAGGATTCAAATGCTTACCAGCAGTAACAGTTACAGCACTTGCAGATGCTTGTACAATAACATTACCACTTCCATCTTTTAAAGAAGTTGATGATACATTTTGTCCTTTTGCAAGATAGTTCCAAGATGCATGAAGAGATCCTCCAGAGGATGGTGCATTGCCAGTTGAGTTCGCGACACATATGTAACTTGATCCAATTGAACTATCAACATAGTAAACTACATCATCAGGGACATAGTTAAAAGAACCACTATATGTTCCCCTCCAAACTAATTTTACTTTTCCTAAATCAATTGTTGCCATGTCTCAAACATTTGCGATTAATCTACCATCACTATTTATAGTAAATGTAATACCAGATGGCCCAAAAAAGTTTTCTTCAAGACTAGCATATGATGTTGAACTTATATTATCTGCACCATTATTTGTATATACTAATTGTAAATGACTTCCAACCCCAACAAAACCATAAAACTCACGGCTTGCTAATCCAGTTAAACTTGCACCACTACCATGAAATGCTGTTGCAGTTATAATACCTGTTGATTTTAAATTATGCCCCGTTATATTTCCTGTTCCTAGATCAAGTCCAGTTGAATGTAGGGATGTTCCTGCTCCAACTAACACTTGACCACTATTTACCTTCACACCACTTCTTGCAGTGATCATTCCAACTGAATCTATGTTTGTAACATCTTCATATGTCAAAGTTCCAGCAATACCAACACTCTGTGCAAAGGTAGCAACACCAGTTACATTTAAATTAGTAAATTGTATCTCAGTGAGTCCGGTGAGTGCCATTATGTGATTTCCATAATTGTAAGTGCAACATCTAAACTATTATTAACATCACTCTTCGCAGTTATTGTGTCTGTTGTTTCCAATACGACTTTATTTCCTTGCATAAATTCAAAAGATGATCCTTGTGGTATTGGAATATTTTTCATCAAATGTATATCATCTGCTGATGATCTTGTTATTCCGATACCCACATTTATATTATTACCTGAAATATTCGCAGCAGTAATTCCAATCACCACTGTCGTTGTAGAAGATGGTACGACATATAGTGGTGCAGTAGTAACACCTACATTTTTTTTAGTTTTCAGTTTAAAGGTGTTTGCCATTTTTTATCCTAATGCTATTGCGAGTGCGACTACATCATCAAGTGATGCACCACCGCCACCACCCCCTCCTCCGGAGGCATTTACAACAGTGATACCATTAGCACCGACTGTAGCAGTTACATTACTATTAAAGTTTAGTGTAGTGGCGATTCCAGCTGGGGTTCCATTGTTCTGTATAAAGACACCAGTTGAAACACCAACACCTTTAACTCGAACTTCAGTCCTACTATTTATGTCACCTGCAACATCGAGTTTATAGGAAGACGACGGATTCGTCGTTCCAATACCAACCGATCCCTCCGTTGTACCAATTCCAATATTTTTATTGGAATCATCAACGATTACTAAAGAACCTAACTGTGATAACTCTCTATTTTTTGACATGTTATGTTGGATCTATTTCGAGAATGATTATTTGTGTTAGACCACCAGAAGTTGCACCACCATGATAATTGTATATTGTTCTATTAGTACTACTACCTCTATACATTGCGAATTGATAAGTATGACTGCTTGTATCTGGAATATCAACAACTACACTAGTAATACCTTCCTGTGCGATCCATTGAGCATCTTGTGAATAACTTCTGCGTTCATATAATTGAGTACCAGACAATCCATCTCTGTATAAAGCCATTCTCCAAAAACCTCCATCTTCAATAAGCAAAGAATGATTATGTAAAATAAGTAATTTATTACTTGCACTTGTAGCAGTATAAGTTGCAGCGGTGCCTACTAATTGATAACTACTTTGTTGAACATATGTGTCAGTTACAGTATTATTTTGAAAACCAAATTTTACAACTTTACCAGCACTCACACCAGTTAAAGCAGCACCATTACCATGAAAAGTTGCAGCAGTGACAGAACTAGCAACTGAAACATTTGTAGAGGTTGTGACACCAGTAACCACAAGACCATTCTGAACGGTGGGTGCACCCGATGCAGTCTTGTTTGTTATTTGGTTTGCTCTAATTCTTGACATAATTTATATTTTTAGTTATTTATCATCGCTTTAGTTATTTATGTATCACCTAAACGAATTAACTTAATAGACGTTCTATTATCATCTGTCGCACCATTAAACGTAACAGATTCATTCTGGTCTGAATAAAAACTTATTTTATACTTAGTTTGGGAAATATTTGTTACATCGATTATGGCATGACAATATGCAGTAACATACTGATTACTACTGCCGGACGCTTGAACTATTTGTGAATAAATTTTACTTGCACCAGCATAACTAGATCCACCATCTGTGCTTACGTTAATTTCAGCACCACACCATGCGTTACTGTCATTAAGATGTCTCATCATAATAGCTAGACCAACGGAGTAAACACCTGTAACTGGAAAACTAAAAATACCACTAGAAGGTAAACTCCAAGTATTTGAATCTTCAAGTTTTCCGTCAAATGAATTATCAGCAATCTCCCATTGTGTAACAGGATTTATTGGTGCACCACTGATTTGAACGTCTGTATATAGTCTATACGTAACTGCATGAGTAATACCACCAGCAGCTGCCCATGTTGGTGCTGAACTAGAACCTTGACTTGTTAATACCTGACCTGCTGTTCCAAAATTAGAACCTATACCCCATGAACCAGCACTATTAATACGAAGTCTTTCACTACCATTAGTTTCTATTGTTACAGCATCTGCTTCAGGGAATCTTATTTTTGTATTTGTATCTCCACTATGAACAATTGAGTCAGTTATATCTATACCGTTTGGAAAAGTAGGTGCTCCACTTCCAGATCTGTTTACAATATTATCTACAAGTAATCTTCCTGCACCACCAGCTCCGGTTGTCCCATTACCACCTAATCCAAGAATATCTGGTATCAAATCATCACCATCTGCAACAATTAGATCAGCATTATCT